TTTGTTATTGGATCTTTATATTTTCCGTAAAAATACCATTTTTTAGTTTTCTCATCTTTTCTTACAGCCATAATAAAACACGTCCTTTCAGTTGTAATTTGCCTTGAACGTGCTCTTTTGATATAATTGAGTACGTAAAAGGACTTTATGAGATGTTTCTTTTATATGAGTGATACGCCAATATCACTGTTGCACCCTAGCGCCAACTAGGGTGCTTTTTTATTTGCATAAAGCAAAAGCCCCTTATCTTTTGATAAGGAGCTTTACTAACCGCATCAGGTGCAGTCATTTCTGTTCCTTATCATTATATACATCAAAAAAGATTTTATCAATTCTTTTTAAACCCACATCTTAATTACTATAAGAACCAGTAACTACTTGATTACCAAATTTAAAATATGACAGACTTCCGCTTCCATCATCGTTCATTCTAAACTGCATAACAAAATAAGTTCTCGGTTTAGACCCAAAAAGATTCTGAGCATCAACGTATGATGATACTGTTACAAGGTTATTCACTTTCCTCATTCCCCAATCCTTTAGAGGATCTAAAAAAGTTCCTGGATAGTCTGCAGTACTAGGTGCGTTAAGAATCTGATTGACAATCTGCTTACATTCATCCCTTATACGGATTGCTTCGTCTAGTGAGAGCGAATTTCTCTTTTGCTGAAGTTCCTGTTCTGCCTTTAATGCTTCTTCTTCAGCTTTTTTTCTTAGTTCTTCTTTTTGCTCTTCTGTAAGTTCAACAATTACTTTAAATTTGTTTGATTTGACAGTTTTTTCATTATCATCAGTTACTTTACATACAACGGTAGTGGTACCTTCATTTTTTGCTTCAATATTTCCTTTACCACTGATAGAAATGATTTTAGGATCATAGCTAGTATATTCAACGTTTTTAACTACTACCTTATCAGGTGTTATTTTAGACTTTATTTTTTTTGTTGTTCCCTTATATAGGGTTATGTCTGATATTGTTACTTTTTCTATTTCTGGATTTAATGATGAAGCTGAAATAGCTCCTAAAGCTGAAAGCACACATACACCGATAATAGTGTATATAACTTTCTGTTTGACTGTATACTTGCTAGACTTATAAAACTTAATTAGATACTTACCACCATAATAAATAATAGCGAATGGCCAAAAAAATATAATAAGCAGTATCTTCTTCCATGTCATTTTCTTTTCTTTCATTTTTCCCTTCTCCTCTTTTTTTATTACAAGTGTTTGAATCGTTTTTATTTGTTTAAAATTCTTTCAAAAGCCATTACTTTACCAACTACTTGAACGCTAATACTCATGTCATTATCTTTGTACGAAATATCTTTGTAAGTTGGATTCTCCGCTCTAAACACTGTGAGACCTATATCATAATGAACATATCTCCTTACTGCCAACTGATTATTAATTTTGATAACTGCAAGTTCATTATTTTTTACAAAGCCTATTTCTTTATAGAAAATGATGTCATTTTCTTCTATTCCTAGGCCTTTCAGCGACTGATCTTTAATAATAAACATTTGATAACTGTATGTGTCTTCATCTGCATAGATACCGTTTATCTTATCATATACATAAGCTTTGTGTGATTCACCGTTTTCCCTTCCAACCGCTTCATAGTTAAAAGGTTTGATTTCGACGTCATAGCCCATAAGCCAAGTTGGCCAAATGTCTAGAGCTTTTGATATTTTAAAGAGATTATCTTGCTTAGGTTCTGTTCTGCCACTCATATATTGAGAAATGATTGACTTTGTGAGTCCTGTTTTTCTAGAAAGGTCAACTGCCCTCATTCCTCTCAAATCTAGACCACACTTTATTCTTTCAGCTACTGTATATTCTTTCTTATCCATTTTGTTTACACCTCCTACCTTGCTTATATTATACAATTACCAAAAATACCAATCAACAAAAAAAGTTAAAAAAATTAAACTTATCTGTTGACAGTAAAAGTTTAAAAATGTAAACTATAGATGTGATTTGAAAGCGAGGTGAAAAAAATATGAACGAAGAAATAAGTTTTGACTACTCTTCATTAAGAGGAAAAATAATTGAGCAATTCGGAACAATTAAAAATTTTTCTGAAAAATGGGGACATTCTTATAACACTGTAAGCAGAAAACTTAATAATAAAGTTTCGTTTTCACTTCAAGATATTAAAGAAACGTCAAAACTTTTAAATATTGAACCTGATGAAGTGCCAAAGTATTTTTTTAATTTAAAAGTTTACAAAAATAAACTTTAAAAAGAGATTGGGGAAAAAGGAGAAAACGCAATGGAAAAAGATGTCAATTTATTAGAAGAGTGGAGAAATTTGAATGATCTAGAAAACAACCTTTATCAGTTGGATGGACTTCTCAAGGGTTTCGTACCTCTTCTAAGTAAAAACAAGCAAGCAATGCTCGATGTATTGAAATTGTTGCAAGATGTTGGAGGAAGCAAAGCGGTCACAGTGGAAGACCTGTCTGAAAAATTAAATCACCTTATTGAAGAATTAAATGATGATGCTTTATTGGCCTATTTGCTTCAAAAGGACCTAGCACCTTATAAAAGAAAAATTACCAAGAAACTAAGAGAGGAGGAAAAGAAATGAACAAATTACAAGTATTTAATAATCAAGAGTTTGGCTCAGTAAGAACTCTAACTCTTAATGATGAACCTTGGTTCGTCGGAAAAGATGTGGCAAAGATTCTTGGGTACGTAGACACCAATAAAGCTATTGCGATGCATGTTGATGAAGATGATAAACTCAACGACAAAACAGCGTTGAGTTTAGGACAACGTGGTGGGTGGTTTATCAACGAATCTGGTCTTTACAGTCTTATCCTCTCAAGCAAGTTACCATCAGCCAAGAAGTTCAAACGTTGGGTTACATCTGAGGTGTTGCCAGCGCTAAGAAAAACAGGGCAGTATCAAGTGAAGGAGTTAAGTGGCTCAGAATTAATGGCTAGAGCGCTGATTGAAGCGCAGAACGTTCTAGCTGCTAAGGATAAAGTAATCGAGGAGATGAAGCCAAAGGTTGTATTTGCTGATGCAGTAGCCACTAGCCATACATCTATCCTAGTTGGTGAACTTGCAAAAATCTTAAAGCAGAATGGCATTGACATGGGTCAGAAGAGATTATTTGCATGGCTTAGAGAAAAAGGCTATCTGATCAAGCGCCAGGGCACTGATTACAACATGCCTACACAGAAGGCTATGGACCTCGGTCTATTTGAAATCAAGGAAGGCTCTTACGTCAACGGCTCAGGAGTAAATATCACTACTAAGACGCCTAAGGTTACTGGCAAGGGTCAGCAGTATTTTATTAACAAGTTCTTAGCAAAGGAGTGAGAAAAAATGTGTAAACAGGCTACAACAAACTTGCAAATGTTTGATGTGATTAAGAAACAGTGGGCTGATAGAAATGACATCATGATTTTAGCAAGTTGCAGTGAAGCAAAGGCTTCTAGACTTAAGAAAGAGATGACCGAGAAAGTACTTAAGTCTGGTAAAAGACTTCATGACAGTAGACATTTGCCGATGAAACTGGTTATCGATTATCTTGGGATTGATGAAAAAAGGATCATCAAAAATGCGAATATTGAACATGAGATGATTCTAAAAGAAAAACAATTGAATAAATAGCTTTAGTTGCTCGTAGGCACCTAAGGCTAGGAGACAAATAATAATTTGTAGAATGAACTGCAATACATAATTTAACATTTCTCTTTTTGGGTAATTCCATTGACTATACATACCTACTGTATACGGTCTCCTGGCGCTAAGTGCTTATGAGCACAAAAAAAAGAACACACGACAGCCATCGTGTGCTCCCACTCAATCTTGGAAAAGATTGATAAAAATCAGACAGTGCTAATTATAGCACAGAAAGAGGAAATTATGAACAATTTTGAAAAACTAGTAATTATCTTATTAAACATCTTTGTACTAGTGACACTAATCAGCATGGTGCTCACTGGCAACAATTGGGAAAGTACAGGAGTGCATATCTTATGTGCGTGCTCTCTTGGTGTCAATGTCTTATTCGCAGAGTACGTAATTTGCGGAGGTAAATAGCATGATCAAACATACAAAAAATCCATTTTTACACATTGAATTAAATGGTGATGAACGCTTAATCGCTGGGCAAGGAAACACATGGCAGTACCTCTTGCTATTTGCTTACATCGTTAAAGCTGCCAAAGAAGGACGCTTCACTAATGGGTTTGACGCTGAAGGAGAAAAAAAGGAATTCAATAGAATTATAAATAAGGTGTATGAAAGTCCAGACGATGCAATTGAAGCATTTGGACCATTAGGGGATGTAAATACAGTCTCTGATATCTTAGAAGCGCTAGATAGCTTGTTTGAAGGGGATTACGTAGATGGAGAATAAGAAAGATATTCTAGAGAGCCTGTTTGAGACTCTCACTAGAACTAGAAAGTGGAGTGATGAAATAGCAGAAATGCTATATCACAAGGATAAGAACGGCAATGAAGAGGTCACTGTAAGACTTTATGAAGGTAATGAAGAAGTGTTCATTGATGTTACTGGAGACAGTGGCATGGCTCTCATTAAAGATGTTATTAACGCTTTAGAATGTGTCTAAGGGGGTGAAAGATTATGAAAGGTGTAATTAAGCACAAGTTGCCAAAAACTCGTGAGGAGTGGCTATATGACCGTTTAAAGGGTATAGGTGGCTCAGATGTTGGTGCAGTTTTAGGACTTAATAAGTATAAAAGTGCCTACACTCTGTGGGCTGAAAAATGCGGACTTCTTCAAGATGAAGAGGAAGACAACGAAGCTATGAGAGTTGGTAGAGATTTAGAACAGTATGTCGCTGACAGATTTACAGAAGCGACAGGAAAGAAAATTAGAAAAAGTGGGTTTTCTTTTCAATCTGAGAAGCATCCGTTCATGCTCGCAAATGTTGACCGTTTAATTGTTGGTGAAAAGGCAGGGCTTGAATGTAAAACCGCTAGTGCACTAACTAGATGCGATTTTGAGAATGGTGATATTCCACCAAGCTATTATTGTCAATGTATGCATTACATGGCAGTAACAGGCTTCGAAAAATGGTATATAGCCGTTCTAGTGATGGGCAAGGGCTTCTTTTGGTACGAAATCAACAGAAATGAAGAAGAAATTGAAGCACTTATCAAGGCTGAAGGTGATTTCTGGGAAATGGTCAAACAAGGTAATGCGCCTGACGTCGACGGCTCAGAAAGTACAAAGAACACATTGAACACAAGATGGCAGTCTCAAGTAAAAAGTTGTGTTTTAGGGCATGAAGCCGAGGACAGTGTTAAAGAGTTGCTTTCTATCAAAAAGAGAATTAAAGCTTTGAAGGAACTTCAAGTTTCTTATGAGAACTCTATCAAAGCAGAGATGGAAGATGCAGAAGCTGCAGAACTAGAAAATGTCATGATCAAGTGGAAGACTTCAAAAAGTATGACTTTTGATAGAGATAAGTTTAAAAAAGAAAACCCAGAGTTATTTAAACAGTACTTGAAAGAAAGTACTCAAAGAAAATTCTATGTAAAGGAGAAAAAAAGAAAATGAGAACTATAACAAAACCTAATCAAGATATTAGAGATATGTTGAAGGATAATGGGCTCACTCAATGGGATTTATGTAAAGCGCTAGGATTAAGCGAAATGACTTTATATAGACGCTTAAGAGATGAACTACCAGAAGACCAGAAACAAGAATACATGAAAGTCATTGAAAGACTTATTACTTTAAACGCATAGAGAAGAAAAGGAGAACAGATAATAATGGCAGAAGTAAATCAGAAAGGTATTATTGCGAATACCACTAAACAGGCAGTTGCTAATAAGCATAAG